GAGTTAAATTGGGGGTCTGTATCTGTTTCTATGTAGGCACGCATTAGTTTCCTTCATAGAAGTCATGATCATCTTCTTCGTACCATTTGGATGTGTCTGGTCGGTATGATGAGCGGTATCTAAAATTTGATGGATTTTTATCCCATGTGTTGGTTCGTGAATTTTTAAAATTTTCCCAAGAGGTGTGGGAGCCGGAATTGTAATCTGCCTTTGGATCATACGCCGAAGGCGTCTGTCCCTTACTACTTGTTAATAGTATTTCTGAGTATAAGTCAAAGGATTGTTTATAGAGGGAGGCTAGGTCTTCTTCGTGTTTTTTTATGATTCTGTCTGAGTATTTTCTGAATTCTTCTAGTTCGTCTTTTACTTTTATTATTTCTTTATGTACTATGTCGGTGAGGTTCCATAGTGTGTTGAGTTTTTCGTTGTTTTCTGGCATGACCGCCTCCTTAGTCTTCTAGTTCTCTCTGTACGGTGTATGTGTGTTCCATGTGACAGTTGAAGCATAGTACGCGACATTTATCTATTTCTTTTAGTATGGTTTTCATGGAGTATCTGTTTCCTTTTACCATGTCCGATATGTGTACTATGTTTCCTGTTTTAGTCCGATATTTTTCTTCTGGGTTGATATGGTCAAAGGTGAGAGCGGAAGGATGTTTACGATACCCGCAAACTTCACAGCCCCGCTTCATTTTTATCCAATCAGTTATGACCCGATGTCTTACTGTCATCAATCCTCAAAGCCGGGTCTGGTGCAAGCACATAACCCTGTTCATGTAAGTCCTTTAACTCGATGATCTTAGCATCGAGTTTATCGGCTATTAAACATAATACATCATATTGCCGTAAAGATTGAATATACAATCCTGAGAGTATTTCTAATAATGCTTCAGATTGTTTATCGTTCATCGCTGAAATCCCTTCTTACACATCGAAAATGGGAGATTGCCATACCGTTTCGACCTCACTCTTCATACGTTCCAGCATATCATGACCCGGTTTAACAATGTAATTACAGGCTAAACATTCAAAAACAATTTTGTCAAGGTCGTGATTGAAAAAGGGATGCATGGCTTCATGATTTTCTAAACAATCAAAAAATGGTTCTATTCTTCCCTGAACTACAAATTGACGCCATTGAAAACAAATTTCTGCATCTGTCATATTTATAATCTCTTTCATATATAATAATATTCAGTAAATCTAATATATTTAATATAATATATATATTATTCAATTATAACGAAGTGTAGCACATGAAAGTTTATCTGGCAGGGTCTTTTGAGTATCAAGATCGAAGAGTCGGTTACGGAACTGCCGCCTACCACGCCTACCGATCCTTGAAACAACTAGGAGTAGACGTACATTGCAAAAAAGTTAATGATAATACTCCCTATGAAGCAGACATAGAAATATATTTTGGTTTCCCGCCGGATTATAAATTCCTATCAAATGGTTACAAAATAGGATACACTCCTTGGGAGTCTACAGAATTTCATCCTGAATGGTACCCTAAGATGAATGCTTGCGATGAGATTTGGACCACATCATCTTGGTGTCGTCAAGTTTTTCAGAAAAACCTTCCAGATAAGAAAATTTTCCCATACATACATGGTATTAATCCAGAGTTTAAACCTAAAAGACGCAAGTACGATAAAAATAAACCTTTTACTTTTCTATTTATTGGCGAGCCTTATAACCGTAAAGATGGACCAATGGCTGCACGTTGCTTCATAGAACTCTTTGGCGATAACCCTGAATATAGATTAATTATTAAAGGCACTAACGCCAACAATATTACAACTAAAAAAAATGGTTTTAATGCATCCCCCGGAATGCTATATAGCAATATAACCGTAACAACAGATTTATTAAATCCAGTACAAATGATTCAACTTTACGAAATGGCAGATGTAGTTATATATCCAACATGGGGGGAGGGGTTTGGTTTCATACCTCTTCAAGCAATTGCTATGGGTATTCCAGTTATTACAACTTATGAATGGTCAGATTACAAAGATCTCATCACAGTTCCTATAGATTCTACCATAACTCAGACACCGTGGCCTACAATTCATCCCGGTCAAATGTACCGTCCAAACGAGCAACAATTTAAAAATGCTATGGCAAATGCTAGAAATAATTATGGATACCTTTCTGACCTCGCATTTAAAAATTCTTTTAAAGCGCATGATCAATTTGATTGGATTAAAGTCACCAGACCAGCATACGGACGACTAAAAAATATTTATAAAAATCTTCATTTAGAAAGTTGAGCATGTTAGACTAGAAACCTAATTAAATTTTCCGAAAGGCCCGTGAAACACTTATGATTGAAAATCCATTCCAGAACTTTATTGCCCTATCTCGCTATGCCCGGTGGCTAGAGCAAGAAAACCGTCGTGAAACTTGGGAAGAAACTGTAGACCGATACTTTAACTTTATGGTTGGGCATCTTGCAACCTATAACTATTGGCCCGAAAAAGAACTTGTTGATGAAATTAAGAATGCTGTCCTTACAATGAATATTATGCCTTCTATGAGAGGCGTTATGACTGCTGGACCCGCTTTAGAAAGAGATCATGTTGCTGGATATAATTGCTCATTCCTTCCAGTAGACTCACCCCGCTCTTTTGATGAAGCAATGTATATCCTTATGTGTGGAACTGGAGTTGGTTTTTCTGTTGAGTCGGTATATGTAAATAAACTTCCAGTTATCAATGAACATTTTGAGAAGTCAGGCACTGTTATTGTTGTTGAGGATTCTAAGGCTGGTTGGGCTAGAGCGTTAAGAGAACTTCTTGCTATGCTTTGGGCAGGACAAATCCCATCATGGGATACTTCAAAAGTTCGTCCCGCAGGTGCTAGACTGAAGACCTTCGGTGGAAGGGCTTCCGGTCCAGAACCCCTTGAGGCACTATTTGATTTCTGCATTTATACATTTAGCAATGCTGCAGGTCGCAAACTTAAGCCTATTGAAGCACATGACATTATGTGTAAGATTGGTGAGGTTGTAGTTGTTGGTGGCGTACGTCGTTCTGCTATGATCAGCCTTTCTGATCTTAGCGATACAGACATGGCTAAGGCCAAGTTTGGCTCATGGTGGGCAACAGAAGGACATCGCGCACTTTCTAATAATTCAGTTGCTTACACAGAAAAGCCTTCAATGGCAGACTTCATGGAAGAATGGAAGAATCTTTATGATTCTAAGTCTGGTGAGCGCGGCATTTATAATATTAAGGCTGCTCAAATGCAGGCTTCTAAGTATGGTCGTAGGGACGATAATATTCGTTATGGCACGAATCCTTGCTCAGAAATTATTTTGCGCCCATACCAGTTCTGCAATCTTTCAGAGGTTGTAGTTCGTGAAAATGACACTCCAAAGTCTATGGTTAGAAAGGTACAACTTGCTACTATCCTTGGTACTTGGCAATCCACTCTTACTGATTTTAAGTATCTTCGTAAGATCTGGAAACAGAATACTGAAGAAGAAAGACTGCTAGGCGTTTCAATTACGGGACAATTTGGTAATAAGTTTTTCTCAGGTCAAGATGGTTTAGATAAACTTTCAAAAGTATTAGAAGATCTGCGTCTAGTTGCTGTAGATGCAAATAAATCTGAGGCAGAGAAACTTAATATTAATCCTTCTGCTGCTATTACCTGTGTTAAGCCTTCTGGAACTGTTTCTCAGTTAACCGGAGTTTCTTCAGGAATGCACCCTTGGCACAGTCAGTATTACATTAGAACTGTTCGTGGTGACAAAAAAGATCCTTTAACTCGTTTCCTTCAAGATTCTGGTGTTCCAGCAGAAGATGATGTTATGAAGCCAAATGATACTACTGTATTTTCATTTCCAGTTAAAGCACCATCGAATGCTGTGTTCAGAGAAGATCTTAGTGCAGTTGAGCATTTAAACATTTGGCTAGTTTATCAACGCGCTTGGTGTGAGCATAAGCCTTCAATTACTGTTTCTGTAAAGGATCATGAATGGATGGAAGTTGGTGCTTGGGTATGGAAGCATTTTGATGAAGTTTCTGGTATCTCTTTTCTTCCTTATTCAGAACATACTTATCGTCAGGCTCCATATCAGGAAATTGAGAAGGAAGAGTATGATCAATTGGTCAAGGATTTCCCTCGCAGCATAACTTGGGAAATGCTTTCTCTTTATGAAACGGTAGATAGCACAACTGGTACTCAGGATCTTGCCTGCTCAGCCGGTGTTTGTGAAATTGTTGATATTACATCACAATCAACTTCTCCCGCATAGTTCCTTGTATGATGTAGAATATTAATATAATATTTTAAATTTTATAACGAGGTAATTGTGTCTTATACATTATTGGTACAAGGTTCCAAGCCGTTAGGCTATTGGAAACTGAATGGTACAGGAGTTGCTACAGTTGGTTCTAATGCAAGTGTGATTAATGGAATTTATACAACACCTCCATTAATTTCAAATTCTGCATCTTCTATTTTAGTTAATAAAAATTCTTCTTCTGTAACTATAAATAATGTTTATGATGGATTTTATAAAAATTTTGATGATACTACTACTCAAATAGAATTTTGGTTTTCTTTTAATGGTACGCTTAATGGAAATGGTTACCCTAACAGTTTAAGTTCTGTTTCTCAGTATTATGTAAATAATGTTTTAAAGATTGTAAAAATAATGAATGGTTCTACAGAAATTGGTTTAATTTATTATGATTACAATAAAAATACTTTTAGATTTAGAGTAAACGGTGTTAATAATACTGAGGCATATATCCCTGTTAGAAATTTACATACAAATTTTTATGTTTTAGCCGGTTTTTCAAATAGAAAAATAACAATAACTGTCAATGGAGAAGAAGGAGTATCTGGTTATGCTTATGACGTATCTTCCTTTCCTTCAAAATCAACAACTAGTACATATCAAATAGATGGATCTTCAATAAATGATTCCTCTAAAAACTTTGTTGTAAGTGATTTTGCTGTATACAATTATTTTTTGAACAAAGATCAACAACGAAGACGAGTAGTTATAGGTTTTTTGCCAGATAAACCCACATCAATAACATCTCAATTAGAATCTTCTCTTTTTAATTTTTATGAAAGGGATTATCAAGTAATTATAGATAAATATATTACAGGTAACCTATTTAATTCTGAGGGAATTTATAAAAATAATATTATTATTGATGATGTTGAAGGCATACAATATAAAAGAATTCCAAATTTTTTTATTAGTGACCTTACCCCTAGTGGTTCAGTAACAATAACTGCTTCTGGAATTAAGATGGCAAATAATGTTACTGCATTACAAATGTCAAAATATGGAAATCTTTTTTCTAGTGAAAGTTATAAAACTATAACTGCTCAAATTTCAGGAGTTGTAGGTTCTTACAATACACTATTTGCTTTACCTGAAGTTATTGATAATCAATCAACTTTATATGTTTACGCAGCAAGTAACGGTTTTTATTTAAATTCTTATGATCCGGTAACATCAACATCTTCTAATATTTTTACTCTATCAACAAGTTTAAATAGTTCAAGTGTTTATAATTTTGGCCTGTCTTTTTGGGGAGAAAATGTATATTTATATGGAGCGGGAGTAACAGCAAGTGGTACTATAACTAATTTAAAAATAAACTCATATACTTCAATATATGCAGGTAATAATCCTTACTCTCCTTCCGCAAATAATATTTATATTAAAAATTTAGGAATGAATAATGTAAGTCAAACAACTTTTTCTGGATATGACTTTACGGATAATAAAATGTTTATGTCTAGATTTAATTCAGATCTTTCTATCTCACAAGTATCTACTTGGATAACCAACATACCTTTATCACATTTCAATTCAGATATAGTTGGAAGTAAAGTTTTTTGGACATCTATGGATAATTGCATGGTTCAATATTCACAAGATGGTAGTACTTGGAATACGATTCTTTGCGGAGAGCAGTTGCCAATAAACTATAATTCATTAAATAGTGATATTTTGTTAAAAGTAACTGTTCCCTATGAATATGAGATAGAAAATGTTAATCAATCATTTAGCAATTTAAATATAACGCTTTATAGAGATCTTTCTTTTGTGACAATGGATGGTAAATACTTAATACAACCTTTGACAGATAATTCTGGTCAACATTCATATGCTGTTAAGAAAAATCCAGAACCAATTTTAAATCGTATTAATAAATTTGGCCTGCATTTTGACAGGTCTTCTGGTACTAGTGATGGGTATGCTGTTATTACTCCAACATCTAGTGCTTATCAAGCATATGGTATAGATTTTTGGTTTAAAGCAGATGCTTGGCCTCAAAATCAAAATTATCTTTTAGATCAAGCAAATGGTGGCGGCGCACACCCATATATGTATATTGAACAAAATACTGGAAATCTTCGATATGGTTCGGGTAGTGTATATATAAATGGAATTTATTATCAAGCCAATAGCAATAGTTTTAGTGCATCAACTGGTCAGTACTATCATTTTTTCTATGATTTTGGTGGTCCCGCCGCTAGTTCAATTTATATAAATGGAAAATATCAGAATTCTGGCAATCATACGCACGCCTCTTATGGATATATTAATTTGTGGAACAGTCAGGTATTTCCTTCAACAGCATCTAGCAGATATCAACATTTTGTTTCAAACAACATACAAGTAATAAACGATACTCCAAGTCAATTATGGCAATCAAGTTACTATAATGATGCGTTGACAAGTGTTTCTTCTTATAAAATTGGTTAATCTAGTGACAAAAATTGTACTTTAGAACAATTAAATGGTAAAATAATTGACATGGTAAATAGAAGAGTCACACAGGTAGAAGAAGTTGATTATGGTCTATATTTATGGATGATGCCTGACGGCCTAGTTTGTGATGAAGATGGAAATTATTTAAATATTGCTTCTATGAAAGGCGATATTAGAAAAATTAATAAGTTAAAAGAAGCAGCAAAATATTATGGCTTAGAAGAAGGTAGACCTATTTGGTTTTCTGGTCATAGGCAAGTTACGGATGAAGAATATGAAGAACAAAAGAGTCGCATGGAGTGGGGATTAATTCCAGATGAACTTGATGTTCCTGCGATTAAAGAAGATTTAGATGAAAAAAAGAAAATGGGATTATTGTGACATCGCTTGTGCCGGTAGATGATTTTGATGAAGACGAAAATCAATTAATAAAAGTTTCTTTGGGAACTCAAAACTCTAATTTACTTTCTGAATCAAGTTTTGATGATCCTTTTACTAAAAATTGGGATGAGTTAAGCAAATTAGAAGGTTTAAGCACTAATTTTAAAAGAAAAGCAACAAGATTGCAGAAAGCATATACTGGTTTAGATGATGCAAAGTCAAAGAAACTTGATCCACTAGACCTTACTGGATATTCTTTATTCCAAATTGTTCAACCACCCTATAATTTGATGTATTTAGCCCAACTTTACGATATTTCACCATTCCATCATGCTGCAATTAATGCAAAAGCAGCGAATGTTGTGGGGCTTGGTTATCATTTTGAAGAAACACCTAAAACTTTAAGCAAAATTGAAGATGTGATGGATGATGATAAGAAATTAGAGAAACTTCGTAAAAGAATTGTGTCTGCAAAAACAGAATTAAGAGAATATTTGGAATCTTTAAATTCTGATGACAGTTTTTTGTGGATTATGAAGAAAATTTATATTGATTTAGAGACTTGTGGCAATGCTTACATGGAAATTGGTCGAACA